AATGTTGATTTTCCGACATTAGCTGTACCTGATATAGATATACGCATGATATTATATTATTTCATTTCTTGACTATTATCAAGCTTTTTTTTCTTATTCTTGATTTTTTTCCAATACTTTTGTAAACCAAAAATATCTCTCTTAGTAAATTTACACAACGGATATTTGTGTGCATATTCAATTTTAGCCCAAATATATCCATCATGCTCGTCACTTAATTTAATAGTTCCATCATAAACTCCACCTTTATATAAAGTATATGATGGAGATGTGTATATAATATTAGACCAAGATATCTTTAAATTTGTTTCTTCTTTTACTTCTCGATTTAATCCTTGAGTAAAAGTTTCATTTTTTTTAATATGCCCACCCGGTAAATGAAACTTCTTTAACTTTTTTGACATCAAAAGTAATACTTTATCACTTTTAATAATAAGAATTTTTGAAATTCTATTTGTATCCGATTCATCCATTTTTAGATTATAACAAACTAAAAAGAAAATACAATGACATTTTAAAAAAATGGATAAATATTAATGATGGCAAAAAAACCACGGAAAAGGGAAACTGACGAAGAACTTGTAGAAGATATACTTTTACGAGATATAGAAATAACAAATAAAAAAGAATGGTTTTGTAATTTTAAAATACATAATCAATTTAAATTGAATGATGTACATAATTCTTTTTTACAACTTTTATTATATAAAGATACAAAAATGGCTTTTGTTGATGGTCCAGCAGGATCTGCTAAAAGTTATTTAGCGGTTTTTGCTGCACTACAAATGTTACAGAAAAAGCAAATTAATCAAATTGTATATATTAGATCAATTGTTGAAAGTGCTTCTAAAAGTATGGGTAGTTTGCCGGGAGAATTACAAGATAAATTCCAACCTTGGTCATTACCTTTAATAGAAAAATTGGATGAATTAGTAGGACCAAAAATTGGTGGTGAATTAATTAGACATAATTATATTAAATGTATGCCTGTAAATTTTGTAAGAGGACTTACATTTAGGGATAGTGTTGTTATTGTAGATGAAGCACAAAATTTAACAACGGCAGAATTAACTACTATTTTAACTAGATTTGGAGAAAATAGTAAATATGTTGTTATAGGAGATAGTTTCCAATCGGATATTGGATCTAAAAATGGATTTACAAAGATAAGAAATGCTTTTGATAACAAAGAAAGTGATGATAATGGAATACATTCTTTTATTTTTACAGAAAATGAAGTAGTACGTTCTGCGATATTAAAGTTTATTGTAAAACAATTAGAACAAATCCAACATTAAGATTTTTCTAATTCTAATAATTCTTTAATAGCATCTTCTACAGATACTTGTTTTAATTGATTAGATTTATATTCTGGCAATTGTACAGTAGGTTCATCTTGTACTAGTTCTGATATTTGTGCAAATACATTTTGTTCTAAATTAGAAAAGTATGGATCTCTTTCAAATGTAGCAGGAGCACTACCACCAATGCTACTACTACGTACTGTACCTCTTGGTTGTACTCTTGATGAATATAAATTAGCTAATTCTTGCTCCATTATAGATATTCTGCTCGATATATTTCAAGCAAATCTCTTTCAGTACATCCATTATCCAATAGATATGCTTCTAACATTTGAACATCACTACTATTCATTACCATTTGAACTAAATTACTGTCAAATGTCATATTTTTTTCTTCTTTTAGAAAAAGTAGAACATTTAATTTTAATTTTTCTAATTTAGTTAAACCACTTTCCACATCAATCATATCTGATGGTACTGTAGTGATTATACCGCCTTGGAATTGTTCTATATATATTCTTACTTTATTACCTTTTTCAGCAAGAATAAAACCTTCATATCCTTGAAATTTTGATATTTCTCCCTTTTCACAAAAGGCAGGATCAACTTTTAATTTAACTCTACGAAGGGTAGTATTACGGAATGTATTTTCCATTAATTTAGAAAACTTACTCATAACAATTATTTAACCTTAATAATAGCTTTTATTGGTTCTAAAAATTTTAAACCTAGTAATACTTTTTCTTCATTATCTTTACGATTACCAATCGAAAACTTTACAGCTTTATACATTTTACCTTTAAGTTTTACATCAAATTCTACAATAGGTCGATGTTCTTCCACACCAGCACCAACATTTATAGTGATCTTATCTACTAAAGGTTTTTGGATTTGTGTACCATTTTCACAAGAAAATGTAACTATGTCACCATTTATTTCTATATTTTCACCATGTAATACACAATAAGCATCGTTTCCACTGTCTACCTTACACATGTAAGTACCTACACCCTTTATCTCTATTTTTTCTTTTGGTCTAAATATAGGACGTTTTGCTTCAGTTAAAAAATAATCCATGAAGGATATCATTTAATTATTTACTCTTCTTTTTCCAATTAATGCGTTTAGATCCTTTTTTCTTTCTTTTAGATTCAGAACATTGTGATTTTGTAGGTCTGCAAGCTGGATATCCTTTTCGTTTTTCTCCTTCTTGTCTTCCACAAGTTTTACCGGTCTTACAATCAACCCATCCTTTACCATGATTTCTATCAAACCAACCTTTTAATCCTCTTTCTTTTTCTAAATCAAACTTTTCCAATAAAACATTAACTAATTGATTAAAGTTCATTTTTAACTTTTGCCCCAGTTTTTAGCTCCCTTTTTTCTACATTTAACTAATGCTCCAGAAGCATAAGCACTAGGCCAAACTTTATATCTTGCTTTTACTTTATTATAGCAAGCATCCTTTTTTTCTTGAAGGATTTGTTCAACTAATTCGTCAAATTTCATTAGTTTACAGATTGTTGACCAGCAGTAAATGCATCAACTTCTTGTTGAGTAGGTGGTCTGTTTAATTTTGTTTGTAACTCTTTAAGTTTATTTGCTCTTGCCTTTTTTAAATTTTGAACCTGTGGATCATTAGATTTTGCTGGTTGTGTTGGAGATACAGCAGTAGAAGCCATCGCATCTTCAAATAAATACTTTGATAAATATTGATTTATTAATGAATCAAAAGATTCTTTTTTTACATTAGCATGTAATGCTCCTAAGTAATCTTTTACTGGTCCTTCTGTACAACCAACCTTATTACCAGTATCTTTTTTATAAACACATTTACCTTTAGTTTTGTATGGCATACTAATATTTATTACATAGGACGTTTAATATAATCATCATTTGCTGTTTTAACAGCTTTTTCTATACTATCCAAACCAGTAAGAGGATTAGGAGATTTGCTATAAACTTCTAATTCATCCAATAAATTAGAAATAGCTTCTGGCATTTTTACTCCATCAACCTTTTCTTGTGTTCTTAATAAACTAACTAATTTATCTACAAGTTCTAATACTTTGCCTGTTATATCTTCAACTTGTGAAGAAACTTCACTAGCTGTATCATCTTCTGGTGGCATTGCAGCATCTTCAGGTTTATTAGCATCTTGAGGCATATCTTGTTCTAACAAAGTATATGTCTTTTTCATTAATTTATCAAAAGTCATATGATTATTTATGCAATATTATTTTTGTTTTAAGATTATTTTTAATTTCTTCAGCTAATTTAATTAGCTCGTTTTCATTACAAAATTCTTTAATTTTTCTTAAGTTTGTTTTTCTTTTATTTTGTAAAATACTTTTGATTTCATAAATTGTATTTTTATCTACAATAAAATTTGTTTCTATGTGTAACAAATTGAAATTAAACTTTTTAAGTATTTTATTTAAATTAATTAAAAGAGTATGTATGATATATATTTCTTCTTGTAAGAAAATAGATTCATTGAAAATTAAAATATTGTTGTATTCTTCTTTGAAATTATCTATTATATCGGTTATAATAAAATGGTTAATTATTTTATTTAAATCGTTTTTCTTTATATTGTAATCTAAATTATTGTCGTAAAGAAAGTTATTTATATTTTTTATTGTAAATTCCGTTAAAAGATAGTTTAAATTTATTATATTTAAGTTATATTCTTTAATAACTGAAGAAAGAAACATAAATGTATTATAACAGCAAAAAAATTGTTGTCAAATTATATTTTTACTTTACCTAACCGCAAATTTATGATCCCATTGTAATAGTCTTCTCGGAGAAGAGCTTCCCTATCAAACTGCTCTTTAGCTTCAAAGTATGCCATTTGACTTTTATTATCACAAAATCTTAAAATTTCAAACTTAAAATTTTCTTTTCCGTACTTTTTTATATCTTCATTTAGTTCATTTGAACTACTAGTATAATTTTTCCAATCAGTTTCTACTATAGAAATACGTTTTCTTTTTTTACACTTTAAAGGTGGACGCTTTTTTAAAGTTAAAATTTGTTTTTTACCTATATATTTTTTATCAGTTTTTGTATTTGTAATAATATAAACCATTCCATATGGATTTTCAGGTATATCTAAAGTAGTTTCCCAATGTCCCAAATCTTTCATTTACTATACTTACATAGTATTTTTTAATTTTCTACGTTTTACTTTTCCCATTTTGTATGGAATTCTAGTATCTTTATTATTAACATCAGCATTTCCAAACTTTCCACCTTGGCTTCCTACTTCTGGAGATTCAGCAGGACTACCAAAGATGCTAGGTCCACTAGCAAGCATTGTTTCTATTATTAAATTGCATAATTTATCGAATTCGTTCATTGAAATATTTAATAAATATGATAATATAATATATAGTATGGAAGTACTAAAAAGATATATAAAGGAAATAGCTGATGATCTTAAGATTGATGAATTTAATCTTAAGGAAGCGTCTATGTTAGCTCCTTCTAAGAAGCATTTTTGGGTGGCGAGATTAATTAATCATAAAATAGAATTAGATGAATTAAAAAATAAAAAGAAAAAATTAATTAAATCTTTAATTGGAAAAGCACAAGCAGCATCTCCTATTGTTTTAAACAAAATGACTTTAGAGAAAACTATAGAAGAAACAGATGAAGTCGAAGATATTAATAACCAAATTAAAGAGCAATTATTAATTATTGAGCTTTTGGAGAAGAGTGAAAAAACTTTTTCTAATTTTACATATAGTATTAAAAATGCAATTGACGTTACCACTATGGAACAAATGTAATGATAAAATTTGATTATGATGCAGAAAAAGGAAAGGCTATACTTTCTGGTAAATGTTTACCAGAAATACGTGAATATTTTTCTGTTGAAAATCCTGCTGCAAAATTTAATCGTTCTTTTTTTATACCAAAAAGGCTATATTGTATAGCGAATAATGGACACTTTGATATAGGATTAATAGAAGAAATTAAAGAAGTCCTAAAATCTAGAGGATATAATGATAATATAGAGTACAGTTCGGATCTGTTGACTAATTTATATCCGAAATTAGATAAACCTATAATTAAAAGATTATCATTAGATTTAAGAG